AATGAATAGTTCTATCATCAGGTTCAGATAAAATTAACTTTTCTATATCTTTTTGCCAGTCATATAGATTAGTAATGATTTTTACAGGTTTAGGACAACCAAGAGAAAAAACAACATTTCCTTCTTTACTACAATATGTAATATTATCTTGTAAATTACCTTTGGATTTTTCCCAATGTATCTTTTTATTAGTAAAAATAGATAGTGGTCTAGATTTAGTCTTAAATTCAATATAACCTTGTAAATGAGGAGTGCCTTGCTCACCTACTTCTGAACCAATAATACAAACCTTACAATTTTTGGAACTAATGGAACTAATAGACTTTAAATCATCATCATTCCAATTATTTAAAGTAAAACACCATCTAATGGAAGGAGCAATTTGCTTAGAGGTTGGGGAAATAGTATTACCCCCAACCGGAACTAACGGAACTAAATCAGACATTTATAATATACCATAATAAATAGTCTTTAAATTAAAATAAATAATTGCGTTAAAAAAGGACTTAAAGAAATAATATATCACTATATATAAAAGAATGGCCTATGGCAGATATTTTAGAAAACAACGAATGGTCGCCGTCAAACCAACAACAAAGAAGTCCTACACGCCACGCCGTAAAATCTATAATAAAAAACCTAAAGTTTCTTTTGCGCAGAAAGTTAATCAGATTATTAGCAAGAATGTTGAAAACAAAAGGACATTAAGTTATCCTTCTCAAGATTATATATGCACTACAACTAATACTGGAGTATTAAATTGGTATTTACTAAATAACTGGAATGTTAAACTTTTCACTATTTCACAAGGAACAACTGTTCAATCTCGTATTGGTAATCAAATTAAATTAAAACGATGGGTTATTCGTGGACAAATTGCTCCGTCTTCAAATTCTTTACTTCCATCAGGAGGAAATACTTTACCTTCTTCTCTTTGTGGAACTGTAGATATATATTTCGGTAGATTATTAAACAATAACGAAATTTCAAATACTTTAACAGGTTTATATGAAAATGGTAGTTCATCAGCAGACCCAGCAGGAACACAATCACAAATCTTTAGAACAGTAAATAAAGATGAATATAAAATATACTATAAAAAATCATTTAAAATGTCACCAGCAAATCAGACAACAGTAGCAGTTATATCAACATCAACTTTAGTTAATAACGACTTTTCACTTACACGAACCTTTGGTTTCGATGTATGTAAATTTATACTTAAAAATGCAGTAATCAAATATAATGATACTGATAATGACCCTAATAATGATATGATTAGGCGTTTAGCATTATTTGCAACATTTACACCAGCAATAGGTGATTTAGAGAAAGGTGGAATATATACAAACTACAATTCTTTTTATAAAATCAATCTTCAAGCATATGCAGAATATGAAGATGCCTAAATATTCTAACTTAATATTTATGATAATAAACCATAAATATTAATTATACAAAACCCACGCAATGCAAGCGACAACGCCCTGTGTGTATCGGTGAAGACCGATACGGTGTTGAGGAGTGCGCAACAAGTGAGGAGTCATCAAGACGACTCATTCATAGTGTTATCCCATTCGTCATCAGAATCGAGTTCATCATTACGTAGATTAATAACATTCCAGCGGTCAGCACTCAACTTATCCATTTCAGCAGGGGGAAAATTAGCAAAACAAATAACGTGTGGAGAATTAAATACTTTAGAACCAGTTTCATATTTCGTATTACAAACCATACCGTTTTTAGTGCTTTCTAAAGCAGAGTAAGAAACGTTACCAGCATTAGCACGCGGAATATCAAACATAACACAATTACATTTATCCATATCTTGATTAAAGACAAGGTTCATAATATCAGCAACTTTTCCTCCTGAACAAAAAAGCACATTATGCTTTACAATACAATACTTAATAAATTGAGACTTCCCAATATTTCCTTTAGGTTCCCAATACCAATGAATAGTTCTATCATCAGGTTCAGATAAAATTAACTTTTCTATATCTTTTTGCCAGTCATATAGATTAGTAATGATTTTTACAGGTTTAGGACAACCAAGAGAAAAAACAACATTTCCTTCTTTACTGCAATATGTAATATTATCTTGTAAATTACCTTTGGATTTTTCCCAGTGTATCTTTTTATTAGTAAAAACAGATAATGGTCTAGATTTAGTCTTAAATTCAATATAACCCTGTAAATGAGGAGTGCCTTGCTCACCTACTTCTGAACCAATAATACAAACCTTACAATTTTTGGAACTAATGGAACTAATAGACTTTAAATCATCATCAGTCCAATTATTTAAAGTAAAACACCATCGAATAGAGGGAGCAATTTGCTTAGAGGTTGGGGAAATAGTATTACCCCCAACCGGAACTAACGGAACTAAATCAGACATTATAACATACTATAATAAATAGTCTTTAAATTAAAATAATTAATTGCGTTAAAAAAGGACTTAAAGAAATAATATATCAATATATATAAAAGAATGGCCTATGGCAGATATTTTAGAAAACAACGAATGGTCGCCGTCAAACCAACAACAAAGAAGTCCTACACGCCACGCCGTAAAATCTATAATAAAAAACCTAAAGTTTCTTTTGCGCAGAAAGTTAATCAGATTATTAGCAAGAATGTTGAGAACAAAAGGACATTAAGTTATCCTTCTCAAGATTACGTATGTAGCACAACTAATACTGGATTATTAAATTGGTATTTATTAAATAACTGGAATGTTAAACTTTTTACTATTTCTCAAGGAACAACAGTTCAATCTCGTATTGGTAATCAAATTAAATTAAAACGATGGATTGTTCGCGGACAAATTGCTCCTTATCAAGCATATTTAGACGCAACATCAACTACATTGCTTCCAAGTTCTATAACAGGAACTATAGATGTATATTTTGGTAGATTATTAAATAACAATGAAATTTCCAATACTTTAACAGCATTATATGAAAACGGCAGTTCATCACAAGACCCAGCAGGAACACAAGCACAAATCTTTAAAACAATTAATAAAGATGAATATAAAATATATTGGCGTAAATCTTTTAAAATGTCTCCAGCAAATACAATAACTACACCAGGCACTATACCAAGTGGCGGAGTATCTTTAGTTAATAATGATTTTTCATTAGTAAAAACCTTTGGATTTGATGTGTGTAAATATATATGTAAAAATACAGTAATTAAATATAATGATACAGATAATGATCCTAATAATGATATGATTAGGCGTTTAGCATTATTAGCAACATTTACACCAGCAGTAGGAGACTTAGAAAAAGGAGCATCATACGCAAATCGTAATTCTTTTTATAAAATTAATTTACAATCATATGCAGAATATGAAGATGCCTAAATATTCAACTTAATATTTATGATAATAATACCATAAATATTAATTATACAAAACCCACGCGAGTCAAGCGAAAATGCCCTGTGGGTATTGCCGAAGGGCAATACGGTATTGAAGAGCGCGACACGAGCGATGTGCCATCAGGGCACATCATTTATAGGGTTATAATACTCGTCATCAGAATCAAGTTCATCATTACGCAGATTAATAACATTCCAGCGGTCAGCACTTAACTTATCCATTTCAGCAGGGGGAAAATTTGCAAAACAAATAACGTGTGGAGAATTAAACACTTTAGAACCAGTTTCATATTTCGTATTACAAACCATACCATTTTTAGTGCTTTCTAAAGCAGAGTAAGAAACATTACCAGCATTAGCACGCGGAATATCAAACATAACACAATTACATTTATCCATATCTTGATTAAAAACAAGGTTCATAATATCAGCAACTTTTCCTCCTGAACAAAAAAGCACATTATGCTTTACAATACAATACTTAATAAATTGAGACTTACCAATATTTCCTTAAGGTTCCCAATACCAATGAATAGTTCTATCATCAGGTTGAGATAAAAGTAACTTTTTTATATCTGTTTGCCATTCATATAGATTAGTAATGATTTTTACAGGTTTAGGACAACCAAGAGAAAAAACAACATTTCC